TCCCAGCAGGTGCTAGTACAATTCCACTTGTATTAGGACCTAGTGGTCAGATTATGACGGGTGCCGCTTATAGCTCATTTACTTCTGAAAGTGACTTCAGTTCATTCACAGCTCAAGGTGATGTGGGAAGCACGGATATTGGTGGTGCCGAATCATTACAATTTATTGGTGGTATTGGTATCCAAACAACCGCTTCAGATGTTGGCCAGAACGGTGCAGTAACTATTAATTTAGATAACAGCTTAGGTCTCTTAAGTAGCTCAGCTCAAATCGCATCAGATATTAGTGGTGCATTCAATGCAGCCTCGGCTTCAATCGCCACAGATATATTCAATAACGATACAGATATTGCAGCAGTTACTGCATCTATTACTAATATTTCTACCTCACTCGCTGAAAATGTAGCAAATAATACTTTTAATATTTCAGTTAATTCTACTGATATTGATGCTTTACAAGCAAGCGCTTCAGCAGGTATTAGATTCGAATATGACAGTGGATTAGGAACTGAAGGATTTAGCTTAACAGCATTTGAAACCTCTTCATTTAATGCCGCTGGCGGTAATGGTCTTAATGTATCAGTAAATAATAATACTGTTACTTATACTTTAAATGGAGTAGTAAGTAGTTCATCACAAATCCACTCACAAATTAGTGGTGCCTTTGATGCCGCTTCTGCTTCAATCGCTTCAGATATAGCAACCAATGTTACTAACATAACTACTAATACTAACGCTATTAACAGTATAAATTCTAGCACTAGTAGTTTAGAAAACCAAAATGCTTATGCTACTGCTTCTATACAAGGTGGTGGTTCACTTACAGCAAGTGGTCCAAGTGGGGAATTAACATTCAACGCAGGTAGTGGTATTCACCTTGAAATTGATAACGGTGCTATCCTTATTACTGCTAGTGGTGGTGTTGGTGGTGGGACTGATAATTACATAGGTAACTCTCAAAACCATATAGCTGGTGGTAACTTAGATATGAGTGACTTTAATATCACTAATGTTGAAGAATTAGAAGTAGACGGCTATATATTAATGACTGCTGGAGGAGGTAATGAAGGTAAAATAGCGTTCGGTGGTGATCTTACAAACACCTTTATACAAGCTAACTCTGCAGGTAGTAATACCGAAGATTTAGAAATTCATGCTGATGTAGATCTCTTATTAAGACCTGGCAATAACGTAGGTATTAAAACAGTAACTCCAGCATATCCATTAGATGTAAATGGTGATATTCATACAAATAATGATGTTATAGCCGATGCCGATGTATGCGTAGGAAACTCAGTTCACCATATTGGTGATGCTGGTACAGGTATTTTCTTAGGATCTGATACGGTTCATATTAAAGCTAACAATGTAAGTTTAGCTAACCTCCAGACTAATAAAATGTACTTTAACGAAGGTGGTAACACTATAGATGGAGGTTATAAATTTAGTAATTTTGTTCACCCATACAACCTCTGGATGCCTGGTACTGGATCGTATGCTGGTAATGTTGGTATTAATACCGCTACACCAACTCATGGTTTAACTGTTGGAGATAGCTTTAAAGTTGACCAAACTACAGACACTGAAGTAATATTAGCTAACTTACCCGAAGCTATTCCTGCAGCTAACGAAGTTGTCATGATCCACCCAACAACTGGTAGATTATATACAACTGCTTCATCCGCAGTAATTGGAGGAGGTGGTGGTAGTGGAGTTACAGTTGAAGGTGAAGTAATTTCTTCAAACACAATTGCTAATTACGATAATACAAATGCCTCTACTACGTTCCCGGCAATGACAGATCCTGACGATACTACAACAGGTCTTTCAGCAAGTTATAGTTACTTAAGAGCTGAATTTTATGCTAAATCAGGTACTAGTAGTAATAC